GATGTAATGGAAGAAACTAACTCAGAGATTTATAGAATCTTAAATGATTTAGATGAACGATTAAACAAACCACCGGTTGCAACTGTGGTTATTGAAAAGTATATAGAGCCAGAACCATTACCAGACTTAGGTGTTAATGCTGGATTTGGGGTTCTTACAGGTACACATGTTACAGGACAGCCAGAAATACTACCAGAGCCAGAGCCAGAGTTAATGACGTGTCCAAAGGTTAGATCACCAAGACCTTACTCTGATTATATTGAAAACATTACGATCAAAAGAACATTAAAGTTTACTGTGATCTATGATTTGTTTGAAGGTAATGTTGTTGATGTTCAATACGATGGTAAAGTACCTAACAAAGTTAAACAAGCTACACTTAATTATGTCATGGATTTAGAGTTTGATAGTCCTGTGACAATTGTAGGTTGTACATTACCTATAACAATTAACATTTAACTGTTGCTTTTTGTAGCAACTTGTGTTATAATACAAGCTTATTAAGATGAACTACTTAGCAGAAAGAGATCAATACAATACAGAGATACTTACTCGTGATGAGTACAGGAAGTTTGGATTGTATATGACGGAACACTATCCAAATGTAGGGCATGTGGTGGACAAACTAGATGATACGTTTATAGTACATCTGGATGATACTCCACTAACATTTTGGGAAGAGATACTCACTGCTATTAGGGATTAATACGAAGGTATATTATAAGAAGTTTTGCCCTCCTTTATTTAACTTATAATATCTACAAGTTTCCGGTCTTGTGCCACATAAAACCGGACACTTAATACAAACCGATGGAGGAAATAATATGTATGAGTATGTAAATGGTAAGGCAATGTGGGCTAATATCACATCGCCAAACACGAGGTTTCAACCTCACAAGTATGGGCTAACTGTTCTTACAGACCCTGATACTGCATCTAAACTTGAAGGCATGGGTCTTAATCAAGTTAGAGACAGAGCAGGACAGCCTAAGTATGATGAACCTGCATTTACTTTTAGCAAGAGAGCTACAAGAAATGATGGTACTGCAAATGCTGCACCTAAACTTGTTGATACAGATGGGAATGATCTGGATGTCAGCGTAGGTAATGGTTCAGAAGTTGTTGTCAAGATCAAACCTTACAAGAATGATTATGGTCAGTTCGCTGAACTCATGGCTGTAAAGGTAGAGAACTTGATAGAATATGTTGAAGGTGACACAGATAACGAGGAGTTTTAATTATGATTATTAGTATTAACAACGATGATGGAACTACATCTTATGATGTAAACAACATTAGTGACGATGGTGTCAAGCAAGAAGCAACTGTCATAGTACAGAAAGTAGGTAACTTACAAGTTATCATAGAAGCTTTAGACTTTGCAAGTCGTACACATCGAGCTAACTTAGAAGAGTTGCTTAACGGTAGAGACGAAGCAATTGTTGAAACAGAACCTGCTCGTAATGAGAAAGGTCAGTTTGTTGGAGACGACCCAGAAACTATAGAGGATGAATCTAAAGTAGAAAAAGATAACACATAGTCTTGAGGAGGGCTAACATGAATGATACAACTTGGGATAAGTTGAAACAACCCTGTCCACTTTGCAACAGTAGTGATGCTGTAGGAGTCAATCAAGATGGCTCGGCAAAGTGTTTCAGTTGTGGAGAATTTATGCCTAACTATGAACAAGCATGTAACGGGAACACTATGACACAATCACAACCAACACAAACTAAACAGCCTGACAATGTAACTGAGGGTAGCTTCATTGCATTGACGGACAGAAAAATATCTCAAGCAACTGCACAGAAGTTTGGGGTCAAAGCTGTTCAAGACTTAAAAGGTCAGGTCATTAAACATTTCTATCCATATTATAATGGACATGAATTGTCAGCTACTAAATGCAGGAACTCTATTACTAAAGATTTCTTTGTACAAGGTAGCTATAATGACACAGGACTATTTGGTCAGCAGTTGTTTAAGGGTGGCAAGTATGTCACCATAACCGAAGGGGAGTGTGATGCTATGGCAGCTTACGAACTACTTGGTAGTAAGTGGGCTGTGGTATCCATCAAGCGTGGAGCACAAGGTGCAGTAAGAGATATCAAGGAAAGCTTAGAGTTCTTTGATAACTTTGAAAACGTGATCGTGGCTTTTGATAATGATAAAGCAGGAAAGGATGCATCTGTAAAGGTTGCAAGACTTTTCAAGCCGGGTAAGGCTAGGATACTCACACTTCCTAATGGGTTTAAAGACCCTAACGATATGCTTAAGTCTAACCGACATAAGGACTTCGTTGAATCTTGGTGGTCTGCTAAAGTTTATACACCATCCGGTGTTATAAATGTTACAGAGCAACGTGAGAAGTTTCATAATCGTGAGAAGAAACAAAGCATCCCATATCCTTATGAAGGACTCAACAAAAAGCTGTATGGCTTGAGACAGGGTGAGCTTGTAACTCTTACAGGTGGAACAGGACTTGGTAAGTCTAGTGTAACCAGAGAGATAGAGCATTGGCTTGTGAAACAAACACAGGACAACGTAGGTATCATAGCATTAGAAGAAGACTGGAGACGTACCATTGATGGTATACTTTCCATTGAAGCTAACGCTAGGTTATACATTGACCAAGAACGTGAGAAGTTTTCTAAAGAAGAACTTGATAAGATGTTTGACATCTTGTACGATGGTGAGAATAAAAACAGAGTATGGGTTCACTCACACTTTGGCACTAACGACATTGATGATATCTTTACTAAGCTTCGCTTTATGATTATTGGATGTGACTGTAAGTGGGTGGTTGTAGATCATTTACATATGTTAGTCAGTGCAGTACATGAAGGTGATGAGAGACGAGCCATTGATTCTATTATGACTAGACTTAGAAGTTTAGTTGAAGAGACTGGTGCAGGGATTATACTTGTATCACATCTCAGACGTGTCGATGGAAACAAAGGACACGAGAATGGTATTGAAGTAAGTCTCTCTCATCTACGTGGCTCTAATAGTATTGGTCAACTATCCGATTGTGTTATTGCATTAGAACGTAATCAACAATCAGACGACCCAGATGAAGCTAGGACTACAAGACTACGTGTACTTAAATCAAGATACACAGGTGATGTGGGTATGGCAGCTAGAGTTATCTATGATGCAGAAACCGGTAGACTATCTGAATTAACTAACGAAGACATAGAGTTTGATAACTCTGGGGATGAAGGCTTTTAATGGATTTAGTATTTGATATAGAAACAGATGATATCCATGCCACAAAGGTATGGTGTATCGTTGCCCAGAATCCTGACTCAGGTGAGATATTTAAGTTCCCACCGAATAAGTTAGAAGAAGGGTATCAGTTTCTTACCACAGCCGACAGACTGATTGGTCATAACATTATTGGATTTGACATCCCAGTTGTAGAAAAGTTTGGAGGAGTAAAGCTTAGTGATAAAAAACTTATTGACACTTTAGTTTTATCCAGACTCTTTAATCCAACACGTGATGGTGGACACAGTCTTGAAACGTGGGGTTATAAGTTAGGCTATCCTAAGATTGAGTTTGAAGATTATCTTAATTACTCTACTGATATGTTAAACTATTGTGTACGGGATGTACAGTTAAACACTAGAGTACTACAAGAACTTCGCAAAGAATCAAAAGGTTTCTCACCTCAGTCAATTGATATTGAACAAGGCATTGCTAAGATTATGAAACAACAGGAGCAAGATGGTTTTGCTTTTGATATGCAATCAGCCCTAAGTTTATTAGCAGAGCTTAGAGAAAAGAAACAACTCATTGAATCAGAGGTACACGAAACATTTAAACCTAAATGGGTAGACACTAAAGAGGTTACACCCTACATCAAGAAAGATGGTAATCTATCTAAGCGTGGTATGACTGATGAAGAATATCAACGTTGTTTAGATACCAACAACTTCAATCCTTTTATGAGACAAACTTTACAAGAGTTTAATCTTGGTTCTCGTAAACAGATTGGAGAATATCTTATAGACTTTGGCTGGAAGCCTGAAAGGTTTACACCTACTGGTCAGCCTATTGTAGATGAGAAAACATTATCTAAGATAACTCATATCCATGAAGCAAAACTTATTGCAGACTTTTTACTACTGCAAAAGCGTATAGCTCAGATTGATTCGTGGGTAGAAGCTGTCAAAGATGATGGTAGAATACATGGTTTTGTTATTCCGAATGGTACTATTACCGGAAGAATGACACATAGAAACCCTAACGTTGCACAGGTTCCATCTATTCACAGCCCATATGGTAAAGAATGTAGATCATGTTGGACTGTACCAGAAGGTTACAGCCTTGTAGGTGTAGATGCAAGTGGACTAGAGCTACGTATGTTAGCACATTATATGGACGACAAGGAGTATATAAATGAAATTATTAATGGAGACATTCACACGACTAACCAAAACTTTGCTGGACTTAAATCAAGAGATCAGGCTAAAACTTTCA